CTGATTAGCCATCTTAAGATTTCTTATTTCTCTTATGTCAATTGCATCTTCTAAATCTATACCTCCTTTAGATAAAGCCATTTGTATGTTTTGTTCTAAAACAGCCTTTTCCTCTTCGTCTGGAGACATTTCTACAAATATTCCAAAATCATATAGATATAAATTTTTAATATCATCTAAAATTCCTACATTATATTTTCCTATTTGCATTGCAAACTCATCAGCAAAATCAGAATATTCTAATACATCCGCTGTTCTTATTGACAATGCTTCTGCTAAAGTTTTAGTTAAATATAAACTAGACTCTAAAATATGTCGAGTTGCTGTATTTGAATTTAAAGCAGCTAATTTTTGAACACCAACTAATGAGTATGCGTCAGGTGTAGATCCGTCTCTAGCCTCATTAAGACCAGTTACTTGCCTAATCATATCCATGTAATGATTATAGTTTCCAATAAGCATTTGCATTTTTTGTGACCCGCTAGACGAAGTAAGCTGAGTAATTGGAACTCTTGCATTATTAAACTCTCCGTCTTGAGTGTAACTTCTTCCAACTACACTACCTGTTTGAAAGTAAAGCCTTAAAGCATCAGATGGATCATAAGCGTTTCCAGTTCCTAAATCAACCTCATTCATTCCATCAGCATCTATAAAGACACCATCAGGCACTACCTTAGAAATAACTTGTTGTAACTTTAAATGTGTAAGCTGAATTAAATCAGCAAAAGGAATCATTCTTCTAACTAATGATTCTATATTTCCTTTGTACATTCTTGGTGCAGTTGCAACATAATTAGGCATAGCGTGCTGACTTGCTGACTGAGGACGTACCATGTTTTTAGCTAACTCCCATTTTAAAAGAATGTTAGTACCCATAACCATAACTCCTTCATACCAAACATCTATTCTTTTTTCTATTCTTTCAAAGTTTCCTTCGTCCATCATTTCTTGTGGAGGATTAAACTCATCGTCTTTTGCAACTGTAGTGTAATTACCGTCAGCTGTTTGTTTTTTCTTATACACAAAACTTTGAGTTGACTTGTAGTTAAAATACATTAAAGTAACAGTGTCTTTAGAAAACAAACTGTTCTCATACATTTGTGCTACATTATAATAATCATACCATGATTGGCTGTATTTAGATATCTCAGCCATATCATCTTGAGTTAAATCTGGATTAATTTTTATAACTTCAGTAATAGGAATAGTTTTAATTTCTCCCCAATAAAAACAATCTTTGAAATAAGGATCTTCTGTGTAACTATATACAACATTAGCAGGGTCAACATATTGAATATCAATTCCGCTACCTAATAAAAACTGATGTTTACATACAGATATACCAATAGTCATTAAGTCCATGTCACATCTTTTACGAACTTGATCATAATGATTTTCTTCTAACAAAGTGTTAATTGCTGTTTCATTTGCTATCTCAACAGCTGGCTTGTAATTCATTTGCATATACAGCTCCAATTCTAAATCACCTTCTGGCAACTCTTCTGGATTAACTTGAAAAACATCCATCCCAAAATCTTTTTCTATCTGCTTAAATAACGGTTTTGCTATTACATTAGTCTCAATCATCTGCTGAAACTCTCCTCTTTTCTCAGAAGACATAGCGTCTTGTGCGTATGCTTTTACCTTAAACAAACGATCGCTCATTCCATTAACCACAATGTCTACAAACTTTGGAATAATTGGAACAGGTGTCCAATCTAAATTTAAATATGATAAGTCTCCGTCTACAGCTAATTCGTTTTTATATTTAGCAACAGACTGCTCGCCTCTAGCATATAATCTTAAACGATTGAACTCTAACCATTGACTATAAAACCTGCATTGATTTACTCCTTCTTTTCTAAACCATTCGTACTGAATTGCCTGGCCTACTACTAATCCAAACTCTTTAGTTTTTTTTTCTGAATCAGGCGCAAATTGGTCAGGAAATGTTGCTGATTTAATATCTATAGAAACTTTTTCCATTATCTTATTATTTGACTTAGGGAACTCTTATTGTTATATCTTGCAAAGTTAATACTTATTTTTGAATTTTGTTTAGTAGGTGTGTATAGATGCTTTTGATTAGCCATTATAGCTAAACCTGAACTTATAGCAGCATCAAACTTAGTTCTATTACTAATATCAAACTTTGCCCAATCCTCTAATGTACGTTGAAAAAACATATCTCCCATATCATCTGAATCTCTATACGTTCCACTAAAGTCTAAACCAATGTATTTTTCTATGTAAGATTCAATAGCTGATGCGTGAGACTGCTTAACATCTTCAGATGTATTAGGAATACCACCTAACTCTCTTTCAGTTTTAGATAGTTTGTTAAATCTTTTGTCGGGCCTATTCATACTAAAACCCCTATACCCTCTATTCTTAAAATGATACAATAATCTTGGTTTATTATTTTCACATAAAATTGGCATTCCGTAAAAAACGCAAGCCATTAATACTTCTTCAAAAAATATTTCTGCTGTTTGTGGTCGAGCAATGTACTCTAAAAAAAAGTGATTAGGAGGAACTTCTTCCATACTAAACTTTGTCAAGCCATGCAAAGACCCATTAGATCCTTTACCCACTACAACCCCAGAAATATCATACGAGTCACACCCAAAAGTTCCTAAATGTTCGTTACCTGGAAACTTGTTTCCGTTTTTAACAATAACATTATTTTGTAGTTGTGCTCCTGGAGTCCAAGTTACTAAAAATCTACCACTTTTATTTGGGTTAAATATAACCTTAGTGTCTTTAATTCCGTTCGCCCAAGAAAATGATCCTCTAGTTGCGTGTTGTCCTATAATTAAAGAATCATTATAATCTATTTGTTGATATATTTTTGTTAAATTAAATAATGACTGCTTACTTTCATCTCTAAATGCATGAGACTCTGTTCTAGGAAACTGTCTGTAAAATTCATTTAATGCATCAGGATCTTGAGACAATGAGTCTACTTCATTTGTCCAATAATTTATAGCGCCAGTAGTAATTTTTTCGCCATCAATTCCCATAATTGGTTTTTCTGGAGTCTCTAAAACTGGCATACCATATCTATCTATATACCCCTCAAAATTCCATTCCATAGGAATAAACAAATTGTATAATCCTGATTTAGTTTGTCCATTTGAATTTCTTTTTCCACCATCTGAATCTTCAAATAATGATTTAAAATTCTTTCCCCCTTTGTCTAAAGCATTTGATGTAGACCCCATCATACATTTTCCAATAACTTTACTACCTAAACGCAAACAAGTTTTTGTTACCCTCCAGTTATTTAAAATATTTTCAGGTCGTTCCCATTTTCCACTTTCATCATGTAATAAATATTGTAGCTTCTCACCATCATAAGAGTTATCTGAAGTGTTTTTCCAGTCAATAGTTGTGTCTAGTCCGTCAAGCTCCTCATTACCAATGTCATACATATTTTTTTTAGTAATCTTAGATGCAGGAACCCTATAAGCTAATTCAGTCTTTGGCTTATCCATACCATCTTGAATAGGTTTAAAAAAGAAAGGGTAATTGTTAGATATAGGAACAACTTTATCTGTAAACATTTTTTTTGCATCCGCTCCTGTTTTAGAAAGTATTCCAATACGAGCATCTCTTGTTATAGTAGCCTGGTTAACTCCTTCGCAAGAACTCATAAAAGAAAACCCTGAACGTCTAATTTTTAAATAACACATTCCAAAACTTCTTTTGTCTGCCTTACAGGCCTCCCAAAATAAATAAAAAATTCTATTTGCTTCTCTAAAGTCAGGATGCCCTACATCAATTTTTGTCCACTGCAAATACATATAATGAGTTCCAGTAATATATGTTGGAGCTCCATTGTTTTTAAACCAATGTCCTTGTTCTCTTTTGTCAAATTCACTTTCTATATAGTCTACCCATTGACTTTTAAAATTAGGCGGTGCTTCATGCCATTGAAATATAGTTTGTATTCTTTTTAAAACTTTAGGAATTTCTTTTGATTCCCAAACTTGATTTTCTTTTTTCTTATCGTCATTTTCAAACTTATCAGGATGTTTTGGCAATCCTATTTTTACATTACTTATTTCATAAACCTCTCCTAAAGTTCCGTCTTTAGAAATAATTATAAGATCATATTTTTCATTATAACCGTAAAGCCAAGTCTTAGCTCTATTTTTTGTAGCCATTACATTTTTAGGAATGTAATTTTTTACAACAGTATAAATATTATTTTGACCTTGACTCTGCAAATCCCTTTGGTGTTTGTGTTTTGTTTTCTATATGATTACCTTCTAATAAGTTTTTTTCTTCTTCTATTTTTTTTATGATTTCAAAAGCATCCATAATGCATAATTTTTTTGTAGCTGCTGCGTTTTTTAATCTATCAGCAGCTAACTCATCTTCAGAATCAAATTTAATTATATCTTCTCTTGCAACTTTTATTAATTGACTAACTGCTTTTTTACCAGCATCTATTATTTGCATTTTTAATTCTTTACTATCCATTTTGCAATATTGTTGTTATATTATTTGTAAACATTCTGTAAAGTAATTCATCCTCTACAGTAAATTCATATTCACTTTCTGGTGTAAATATAATAGTATCTCCCACAGAAACACCTAGACTTACTAGCTCATCATTAATATATTTAATAGTTCCTTGTAGTCTTTCGTATTTACCACCCTTTTCTAAAAAACAATCTTTTGGTTTTATGGGCTTAATAAAACAATACTTGCCATGTGCTTTCCAAATATTATTGTGTTTGTATAAAAAAAATTGATCTGGATCTACAAAAAATAAGTTGTCTTTAAAAAAACTTTTACCGCTTTTTCTTCTGCCATACATATCGTTATAAAATTTAAAAACGTTATGATGAACTAATAAAATATCTTCTTTTTCTATCTCTCCTTTATATCCTAAAGGTAATTCTTTAACAACGCCATACCTGTTAGAAGCCATGTGGTCTTCTTCAGATACACTTGTAATGAAATCTAAGTCATTAATTTTTTTTATATTATCGTATCTCCTATTATTAACAGGCTCTACAATAAACGAGTGTACCGACCTCATTAAAAATTAATATTGTATTCTAAAGTAATTGGAAGGGTAAACATAAATTCTTTCCAAATAACAACCTCTTCGTTTTTAATAACCCAAAGTTTATATGATTGCGATTCTTCGCTAGCTTGTATTAAGTGTATTTTATAGTCACCTCCTAAAACTAATTGATTTACTATATAGTGCATTGAACCTGACTTATAATCAGATCCAATAGAAATTTTTCTAATATCCATTTTATTTTATTTTTCCTCTACTAAACCTTTATTAATCTCAGCTGTTATTTCTTCTACAATTGCAAGTGTGCTTATTGGTAAAGAATTTAATAGTCGGTTAATATTTTTAATAGAGTCTTCATTTAATTCTACTTTCATTTAATTTAATTTTATGCAAGATACATTGGAATCTTATAATCTGTTCCATTTATTTTTATTGTCCATGTTGTAGTAGTTATTCCTGGTGGCGCAACAGTTATAGTACCTACGGCATTTGTAGATGATCCAATAGCAAACTGATTTGCATCAGTTGTAGTTGCCCCAGCACCTAATGCTACGCCTCCTAAAAATTTAGATGAGGCTGCATTACCAATAGCAATACCATCGTCTTTTGATCCTCCTGCATCTCCTGCTGTTGCATCAGTACCTATTGCAATAGAGTCAGAACCTTCAGCTAACGATCTTGATCCAATAGCAACTGTACCGCCGCTTATAGTTGATCCAGTTGTTCCTGCGGATCTATAACCAATAGCAATATTTCCCTGTCCAGATCTAGTTATATTTTGGTAAACACTAGCATCACCTTCAGACTCGACTCCTATTGCAATACCATATATAGAGGTATTATAAGTTTCTGTTTCTATAGTTGAATTACCTATAGAAGAACGGGAGCCTATAGCTATTTGTCCTTCTCTTGCACTAGCACCTCCATTAGCCATAGCGGAATCACCTATAACTACATGATTTCTACTATTTCCACTAGAACGGAAATTATTATTACCTTTAGCACAATTAGCACCGATATATATACCGTTACCCTCGCCTGAAGTAGCTGTTGATGCTTTAAACTTTTTTGCACTATGTCCTATTGCAACGTCACCTAAATTTTGTTCATGCTTAAAAGTAGCGTCTCCTAACATTGCAGATCCACCAATTATAACTCTTGATTGACTATTAATTTGTGCAGGATCATTTGTAGGATTACTTAAATATCTACCCGCAAGACCTCCAATTATAATATCGCCAGCTGGTAATGCGTTCTGAGCAGCAAGATTTCCTATAACTACATTACCACTTGCACCAGTTGAAGTTTCAAGAGACTTTCGCCCAATAGCAATATTAAGTGAACCTGTTTGATTATTAAAATTGGCTCGTTCTCCTATACTTGTATTTTGAAATCCTGTAGTTAATGATAGGTTAGCATCCTGACCTATCCCTATATTATCCTCACAAAGCACATCAGAATAGTCCCAGTTAGTACCTCTTGCCCCTATTTTTATATTAGTTGTTGTATTTGACACTAACCCAAGAGTATGTCCTCCCATAACCAAAAGGCTAATACCATTGAAGGGTTGTAATGCTCCTACTGTTCCAGCCCCTATTTTTAAAATTGGATCAGTAAAAGTACCAACTCCTGTAGATACTATTTCTTCAATATCACTAGAATATAATGTTATGTTGTTTTCAAAACGTCCTAAGTTTCGTATATCAAAATTAGAAGATGTAGAATATACATCTTTTCCTGACAATCCTCTCCATGTTGTTGTTACTGTTTCTGTTGTACCAACAGACGCAACTGTTAGAGTTGCTAAAGAAGTTCCAAAGTTTACCGTAAGAATATCTCCTACTGTCCAGTCTTTACCGCCACCATATACCGAAGCACCTGTTATACCACCCGTTGCGTCTACACTTATAACTCTTACTATAAGTCCTGTAGCTGAACCGATTGTAACAACTTGCGCTGTTGTAGGGTAATAGTTATTTGCAACATATCCTGCGCCTGATCCAGATACAAATGTTACAGTTAAAGCATTGTTAGTTCCAACTACTGAATTTGCATTTCCAGCTGATGTTAAAGTTGTTCCAGTAGCATTTATAGTAATTGTTCTTGTTCCTGCTGTGCTTACTGTGTCAATGCCAGTTCCTCCAACTATATTTACTGTCTCTCCATCTAAAACTGTGGCAGTACCACCCGTATCTCCTGTGAGATCCCAAGAAGTCATATTACCTCCACCTGTCTGAGCAACCCATTCCATGTAACCACCTCCTGTGCTATTGTAAGCTAAAACTTGTCCTGCGGTCGCTACTGATGGCGCTGCCGTTGTTCCTAAAACAAATGCATTATTTGTAGTTCCGTTTCCGTTTTGTATTGTTAAAGCTGTGTTTAGTAAAGTTGCTCCAACTGTTGCAACTGCCTGTATAGTAGGCGTTTCTGTGCTTAATGTTATTCCTAGACCACTAACAGCAGATGTTGTTCTTAAGTATGTAGATGTTGCAGCTTGTTCTGAGAATGTAAATGACCCACTTGTAGTAATTGCCGTTCCAACCGTAGCTGTTGAGTCTGTTAAAGATATACTTTGTACACTTCCAGTACCAGAACCAGTAACAGATAATTCTATATTATTATTACCAGCGTTATTAAATACCGCATTACCACCACCTTGTAATGTAAAAAAGCTAGAATTGACTCCATCTGAATTTGTAATAACCATTGCACTACCTATGTTGGTTACTGTTATATCCCAATCAGCTCCTTTAGGTTTTGAGAATTTTCCTGTTTGATCGTAAAAAGTTCCTGTCGCTATATCGTCTACCTCAATAATACAATTATTATCTGATCCTACTTGAGTTATTTGAAATTTGTCTCCAGCCGCATAACCTGATCCTCCTGAAACAAAAGCTAAATTAGCTAAAGTAATACTTCCAGCAACCGTACTAATAATAGTAACTACTATTCCAGATCCCGAACCTACTGTCGCAACAGTTGCTAGGCCAGATCCTATTGAATAATTGGTTCCTGTTACATCGTCTACATAAAAAGCTTGAGTCAGTCCACCTGGGCCTGTTGTAATCTGTCCTGTTGTAACTAAAGCAGTAGATAAAGATGGAGTTGATGGAGTTGACACATCTACTGACATATCTAAATAAGTTGTGTCAGTTACATTTACCGCCGTTACAGTTCCAGTTCCTGCGGACACCCATGTTGGAAACCCTCCTGGGCCTCCTGATGAAAGCACTTGCCCTAAAATTCCTCTATCCCCATTTAGCTGTATGTATGCATTTGAACCTAATAACAATCCTCCTCCCTGAATAGTAATATTTCCAGTTAGAGTCATGTTTTGTGTAGCTGTATTTCCGTTATCTAATACTTGCTGTAAAGTAGCGCTTGATCCTGATATTGTTTGCCATGATGGAGTTATAAAAGGCCCATTAGAAACTAAAGCCTGACCTGACGTTCCCGCACTTCCTCCTAAAAGTATTTGATTATTAGCTCCTGCTAAACTAATTGAGCCTTGAGACATTATAATTCTTCCGTATGTTGCAGATGATGTTGGGGTTCCGTTTCCGTTTAAATTTATTACTCCTTGACCCGTTATAGTGTTGGTTGATGTAAGGCTTATTCCGCCCGTTCCTGTAAATACAATACTACTGTCTAATAATGTATTTCCTGTATCCACTACTTGTTGTAAGGTAGGCGATGTAATTGTTGATGCACTTGACCATTGCATTCCTGTTGCGGTTGCGCTTAAAAATTGTCCTGCTGTTCCCGCCGCACTATTTATAAGTATTTTTGATGTTGTGCTAAAATCTACTGGTACACCGTCATCAATAGTTACAGTATTATAAAACCTAGATAGTCCTCTTACATTTAAATAAGATGTTCCATTTAAGTCTAATCCTCCTCCAGTGTTAAAAGTAAATATACCTGTTAAAACAGGATTTGCTGTTGCTATCGGGCTTATTGCTAGTGTATCATTCCAAGACTGAGTTGCTCCTGTCGCATTAACCCATGCTAAACCAGTTCCCGTAGAACTTAATACTTGCCCAGCCGAACCATGGCTGCCTAGACCTCCAGCCGATATAGTAGTTGGAAATATATCTATTACTGATATACTAGACCCTAACGCTGAGGCGTTACCATTTAGTTCAATATTAAGTAATGAGGTATTCCCCACACCTAATACTGAATCTAAATCTTGGTTTACTGCTACTCCACCCCCTAATGCTCCGACTAGAAATGTTACCGTCTTATTGTTATCATTAACGTCAGTTCCAATTATTAAGTCACTTGTGGAAGGCGTTACTGTTGGGTAAGCGGTAGTATTTTTTATTTTAGCCATAGGGGATCATTTTTATTTTACTTGTTCTAACTTAGCTTCTTCTTTTTCTTTTTCAGTAACTTCTCCGTTCTCTAAATTAATAACAGCATCCTTACCGTATATTTCCATAAGCTTAACTTCTTGAACAGCAAATTTTTGTTTTACATCTGCTACTTTTTCCATAAGCTGGTGTTGCTGTAGAACAGTATCTCCTAGCTGCATTTTTACAGTATTAAATTCCTGCTGTAATCCCTGCAATAATGTTAATTCTTCTTCTGAAAGATTTTTTACTTTTTTATCCATTTGATTATATTTTTAAGATTATTAATTTAACAAAGATACATATTTTTTTTAAAATAATTATTATGGAACGTTGGTACTCCAAGTAGGTGTATTTACTCCTGCACCAGTAAACTGACCATTGTCACTATCAGTATAAGAAGTTCCAGTTCCTTCGTTAAATCTCCACCATGCTATTAATTTAGCTGAATTAGTATAGTTACCAGCGTTTGTGCTTAAGTCTATTGGTGTTCCACTATTATATACGGCAGCTAAATTACTTGTTGTTAGTGCCTGAGCCCAAACAGCTGTGTTGTTTATTTGTCCTGAATAAAAGTTTTGAGCAGAAGTTCTTATTTGAGCGCCTATTTGTGATGTGCCTGTGTAGGCTAAATTCATGTTTTGATTTCCTGAAAGTGCTCCAATGTTTTGCTCAACACCGTTAATATATATTTTCCAACTTGTACGAGTCATAGGTGACCCCATTGATCCTATTGGAAATACCGCTGCTATATGTTTCCATGAATTATTTGGTATTGTTGATGATGTTCTTATAGAGTTCCTGTTGTTTGTT